AAGGCCGAATTATTTGCCACAAGGATTCAAGAAGAAATTGGAAAGAAATTAGCAGAATTAAGAAGTCTCAATACCAAATTTGAGGGTGAAACAGAAGTTGTTCTGTAAGGAGGATGAATTATGTATTCAGTATTGATCAGAGACAAGAAAGATAAGTCAATTTATCGTTTCCTTCAAATCAAAGAAGAGATTATGAAGGAAGTGCCTAAAGAGGTAGAAGACCCTGATACACATGAAGTTCGTATTGAAACGGAATTAGTGGGAACAGATCAGTTTCATACTGTCAATTATAAAGAATCTGATAAGGATAAATTTGAAGAAAAATACATCGACCTGCTTAATACATATAACAGAACTGAAATTGTCCCTGTTTCTTTAGAGGAATATGATGTGGATCTATTATGGGATTCAGATAATGTAAATCCTTAATCCTTGATAAGTAATGGAGAGTAGTAATTACTGCTCTTCTTCTATTTGCAGATATAGCCCTAATTGGTAAGGGAGAAGACCGCTAATCTTCCAGTAATCATCTTTATGATGGTGTTTGCGTTTAAGTCGCAATATCTGCGTTTATGCTGTGTTGCCTCAATTGGTACAGGATCGGTCTTGAAAACCGACATTCCGAAAGGATATGGGGGGTTCGATGCCCTCACACGGCGTTTAAATAAGCATTTTATTGTGAATCTCATTATAGACTTTTGTAAAATTTTGTTATATAATGTCTATACTTAAACTATATTTATAATAAGGATATGGGTATGGAGAAAATATTTACCAAAATACCATTGTGGGTTATTAATGCACTTTCATTTATTTCAGGAATATTAACTGTAATAACTACGATTTTTACCTTTATATCATTATATATACCTTGGAACAATATTTATATATTCATTTTTAGTGGTTTATGTCTATTTTCTTTTATATTAATACTATTTTTTCGCATCAGAAAATATAAAAAAATAGTTTTTGAAAGACAACAGATTACTTCTTTTGTGTATCATAAATTGACACATATTTCAAGAGATTTATATTTTGATATTATGAGACATCATAAAGATAAGTCAGAAAATGTTAGCAATTTATCTGATACATATAAAACTCGCTTATCTGTTTTATTAACACATTTATGTGATATGATGGAAATATATTGCGGGCAAAAGGTATCTGCTTGTATAAAATTAATTACTAAATCATCGAAAAATATTGATGATATTATCTTAACTACTTTTTGTAGATCTAATACATCAGAAACAATACGCGGAAAGTATGAAACTAATAACCTAATTAAATTGGTTGATAATACAGATTTTTTGTATATTGTTGATCCAAATAGTGATTCAAATAAAAATTATTTTTATCAAGGCAATTTAAAGGATTATGTGAAAGAATTGAAACAACAAGGGAAACAATATCGAAATACCAATCCTAACTGGGAAGATGATTATATTGGAACCATTGTTGTCCCAATACAAATTGAACACAAAAGACTTTATGATTCCAATTTAGAAGAATCACTTCATATTATTGGTTTTCTATGTATTGATTCAAAATCCTCCTCTGCTTTTTTAAAACGCCAAGAAAAAGCAAATGTAGATATGTTAAAATCATTTGCAGATATAATATATATACTTCTTTCACAATATCAGCACTATCTAAAGAAAATGTTAGAAAATGGTTGATATTTATGAGTTTTTCGCATATAATAAAACATATGGATTAGAGGTGATGAATATTTATGCAAAAAATACTTGATTTCGTTTATATTGCTTTTTTTGGAAAATATACCTTAGATGGTTTTGTCTTAGAAAAAAAAGAATCTCCTAAATATAATTATATTTTTGATTCCGTTTTTCCAAATGAAGAAATTATGAAGATTGCATTGTTATCTCCTCCTATTTTGAATGATGAAACTATATAGTCTTACATTAAAACCAGTAGATATTGCTGCTGGTTTTTGTTTTGAAAGAATTGTTTTATTGGGTGTTAGTAATATTATTTAAAAATTAATGAGTATATAATTGTTGCTATAATAGATATTATAATCCCACTTACAAACCCAAGAATTGTTTTATAATATTCTTTAATATATATAGTAAAATTTTGTGTTTTATTGTTAAAACCATTTTTGTATTTCTTCAAAAAAAATTTATTTGCATTATTTTCAATATTTGAATAAACTTCATTATTATCTATAGTAGTCATTCGTGTTTTTGATGCTAAAACACCCAATTCAATTGGAGCAGGCTGCTGTGCTATTAACCTATCTGATAACATACCAGCAATAAATCCACCCGCAAAACAATCTCCCGCTCCAGTATCATTATATATTTTATAAAAAGGCAATATTGTATGATAGTGTACATATGGAATATTATTGATGAAATCAATAAGTTCGTGTCTATTTTTATATTTTATAATAAATACTTTACAACTTTTGTTATTTGCTTTATTAAAAAAGGACGATAACTTTATATATTTTTCATTGATAGGTAAATCTTCATTTAAAATCAAATTATTACATTCATCTTTATTTAGAAAAACATAATCTGCAAATTTAAGATATTTTTGTAATTCTTCTCGATAGTCTTCGGTATATTGATTACCTGGATCAATACTAATTTTTAAAAAACGGTTCTTTTCTTTTGCTTTTATGACATATTCCATAATATTTTTGAAATACTCAAAATTAGCTAATGAGGAAATATGTATCCATTTTGCTTGAATCAAAAAATTAATTAAAGAAACATTTTCTTCTTTTTCTTTTTTATTAATAAGATCACAAATTAAATCATTAGCCCCATTAGATATATTTATATTTCCTCTAGTATTTTCTTTATTTAATTTTACACATGCCCTCCCAATATGTCTTTTTTCTATAGGTGTATTTTCATTTGTATAAAAAAGCCATTCTTGATTGTCAATAAATGATAATTCGTTTTTAGGCTTTAAACTTTTTCCATAAATCTCATCAAATTTTTCTGTTTGCCCACAAACACCTATAAAACCAATTGACAAACTATTATCTATTGCATGAACTGCTTTTAATGCTAGAAGAGCTGATCCGCCAATTTGAGTAGAATAGTTATTTTTACATGTCTTATGCAATTCCATAATTTCCTCTTCTACATCTGAATTTGGTCTTCCAATTCTTTCTCTTCCGTCATCAGGATTTATATTAGTATTTTTAATATTTTTACATGGAAACATATAATCATAGTTTATTGCACCAATACCTATAACATCAACATATTTCATAAATTTTTATCCCCTTTCGTACTTTTTTATATTTTAGCATGTAGTGTGCTATTTTTAAAGATGTTATAAAAAACTTTTTGCCGACATAGCACAATTGGCAGTGCAATCGCCTTGTAAGCGATAGGTTCAGAGTTCAAATCTCTGTGTCGGCTTTAAAGATAGTCATTCTTATGGCTGTCTTTTATTATGTAAAAATTTAGGAAAATCTAACATCAAAATAGAGAAATAAATAATATAGCCGACCAAGAGGATTGTTTATCCTGTCGTTGGGATAAGCCGGAATTTGAGTAGAAGATCTAAGGAGTAGCTACCTTAGATAATGTGGTTTAATCCAACCTCACCACTCTTCTACTCTTTTTATTGATGTTAAGGTTGGAGAAAGGTTGGAAAATATGAGTAATTATAAAAGAAATGAAGAAAATAAAAAAGATAGTGATCAATGTGGAATTTATTCAATAACTAACATGTTAAATGGCAAAAGGTATATTGGACAAACATATAATTTTAAATACAGATGGATGAGACATCGTAGTTATTTAAAGAATGGTACGGAACACAATGCACACTTGCAAGCAGCATGGAATAAATATGGTTGTAAAAACTTTAAGTTTGAAATTATAGAAATATGCAATTTTGAAAAATTGGATGAAAGAGAAATCTACTGGATAAATTATTATGATTCTAAAAATACAGGATATAATTTTGCATATGGTGGTCTGGGATGTAAGGGTTATAAACATTCAAAAGAAGAAATAATTAAAATGCGTATGATTCAAAACCCTGAACCAATAGTACAACTTGACCTAGATGGCAATTACATAAATACATTTATTAGTTGTGGAGAAGCGGGTGCTTACTTAGGAAAGAAATCTGTCGCTGGAATCAAACAATGTTGCGAAAAGAAAAAATACAAAAGGGCTTACGGGTATATATGGGTTTATGAAAAGGATTATAAAAATGGAAATGTAGATTGGAATTATTATTTATCAGAGCCTAAGAATAAGAAGAAATCAGTATTGCAATATGATTTGAATATGAACTTTATTCGTGAATGGGACTCTATATTTCAGACTAAAGAAGATGGTTTTGAACCAAGTCAAGTATCTATTGTCTGTAGTGGTAAAAATATAAGTCATAATGGTTATATATTTGTATTCAAAGACAATCCAGAACTATATTTTGAAAGCAAAAAGAAACGAGATATAAAAAATCTCAAAAGTAAACTAGCAAAACAGAAAACAATTTTACAATATACATTAGATGATGATTTTATAAGAAAATATACATATCAGGAACTGGCTGATGATGGTTATAAATTAGAAACAATACAATCTTGTTGTCGTGGGCAGAATAAAACATCTAATGGTTATAAATGGAAATATGAAGAAAGCACTGCTTCTTAATAGAGGTTAGTGCTCTTAATTTTGTAAAAATAAGGAGGTGCTAGATTGGCACAGGAAAAATCAAATAGACGTGTTACTAAGACAGCACCGTCCAAAAATACGGAAGTTCAAAAAATTACTCATCCAAAAGATGAAGAGCCTAATTTTTATGTATGTCCAACATGTAGAGGACATTTTAATAAATTAGATTTTAATTTCCCAGCTTCTCAAAGTGAATTATATGCCGGATGGAATTATCATATCCCAATTTGTCGTAAGTGTTTGGATACGCTTTTCGAGCATTATACTACAGTTTATGGTGGCGATGAAGATGCTGCAATTCGTAGAATTTGTGAAAGATATGATATTTATTATAATGTAAGTCTTTTAAATGCAAGTAGAAAAATTACAAAAACTCGTTCTCGTATTCACAATTATATTTCAAAAGCAAATCTTATTCAGTATAAAGGAAAAACATTTGATACTACTTTGGATGAAGAACGTAACAACATTATAACTTCTATTGAGGATTTTGATGAAAGAAAATCAAATGGTGAAATTAATACAACTAAAGCAGCATTAAAACGTTGGGGAATAGGAGTTTTTGCCGACATTGATTATCCGATTCTTGAAGAACATTATAAAATGCTTAAAGAAAATAATCCAAACGCTGACAACAATCAAGAAATTTTTATTAAATCACTGTGTCATCTTAATTTGTTAATGGTTAAAGCTTTAAAGAATAATGATTTAGATGGATATACAAAAGCGAATAGTGAATATGCAAAAACATTTAAACAAGCTGGTCTAAGGACAGTTGAAGAAAAAGACGCAAGTAATGATGAAACTTTCTGTATGACGCTTGGTTTTATATCTGATTACACGCCAGAGGAATTTTATCAAGATAAAGAGTTGTATTCAGATTGGGATAAAATTGGTGAATATATTGACAGACATATTACCAGACCAATGATCAATTTGGAAACAGGTAGTGATATTAGGGATAAGGAATTCTTTGTGCCAGAGGTAGATGAGTATGAAGAAGAATAATCTATCTCAGTATGCCGATAAAAATCAACTTGAATTGTATAAAAATTTCCCATCTACACACTATCTGAGTAATCTTAATAATGTATTGCATGTTCTTGCATGGGGAACTTTTTTCAAGCGCAACATGCATAGGTTCGTAATAGACTACCTAAAAATTTCTTTATATGAATATCAAGCTATTGCAATATATATGATGGGAATTTCCAACTTAATTTGTATTATAGCAAGCCGAAACGATGCAAAGTCATTTATTGTTGCCGTTTATGCCGTTTCCAGATGTCTTCTTTATAAGGGAACTAAGTTTAGAATTGGTGCTGCTACAGAAAAACAAGCTAAGTTGATTGTGTCTGAAAAGATTATTGATGAACTGTGTGAGTGGTCTCCTATTTTAAGAAAAGAAATTGAAGATTATGGAACACGAAGTAATGATATTTTTGTAAAATTTAGAAATGGGTCAAAAATCACTGTATTTGTTGCAAATGAAAATGCCAGAGGACTTAGGAGTAATGGTATCTGCCGTGAAGAAACTCGACAAATAAAAAAGAAAATTGAAGATTCTGTTATATCTCCATTCCAAACTCCAAGAAAACCAAAATATATTTTTAAGCCAGAATATAAAGACAATAAATCACTAAAAGAACAGCCTGTAGATATTTATATAAGTTCAAGCTGGTACGATGATGGGAACTGGATGTGGGATATTTCTAAACAGGCATTAGATGCAATGAAAAAAAATAAAGGCGGTTTAATGCTTGCCTTTGATGAAAGTATTGCATTAAAGCATGAATTAAAAACTATCGAGCAGTTAGTTAAAGAAAAGAGAAAACAAGATCCAGCAACATGGAAAATTGAATTTTTAAATTTGAAACTGCGTGATTCTTTGTCTTCGTATTTTACATATAAAATGTTGATCAATCGTCAAGTTTCTAAGTATGTATTTTATCCACGCTCTACTATTGATTTTAAATCGGGAAAGAAAAATAAATATGCAATTCCAAAATTGGATAATGAGATACGAGTTATTTCTAATGATATTGCATTTGTTGCCGGAAGTCAAAATGACAATTCTGTATATTCTTGTATTCGTGGGATTCCCGAAACAGTCACCTATGATACTGATACAAATATTGTTGAGATCAAGCAAGGTTATAGACGTGCATATCCATACATGGAATCAAATCAGATTGGCGACACTACTCTACAAGCAATTAGAATTCGTCAGCTCTACGAAGATTTTGATGGTGATTATATTGTCATTGATGCTCGAAATGGAGGCTTACAAACAGTTTATGCTTTGGAAAAAGTATTATATGATGAAGAAAGAGGCGTTGAATATTCCCCTTTAAAATGTATGAATAACGATGAATATGCAAAAGTGTGTCAAGACCCAAATGCCAAAGCATGTATTTTTGTAATAAATGCAACGCAAACTCTAAATAGTGACATTGCCATTGCTTTTAGGAAAAATCTTATTGAAAATAAAATTGATTTCTTGGTCAATTGCAATACTGCAAGAGAAGATATTTTAAACAGTAACAAAGAATATATTGATAGTCTAAAAAATGACAGTGATAAGCAAATTAGTTTTGAATTACCATTTTTAGAAACACAGCTCATGATCAGTGAATGTGCAGAATTACAATATGAAAAAATGCAACAAACAGGTTTAATTAAGGTTTATGAACAAGGTAACAGAAGAAAAGACAGATATACAAGTTGTTCATATGGTTCATATTTTATTGATAAATTAGAGCTTGATTTATTATCTAATGATAACAAGTCGGATTACTCTTCTGCTCCATCTTGCGTGTCCGATATATCTTATGATTTTTAAGAAAGGATGGTGATAATTTGCCAGAAAATAAA